TAAAATGCAGGCGCAGTCATTACGACACCTTGCTTATTGAGAAAATGAAGTACGACAACTTGCTTGCTCGTTCGGCAAAATTCGAGACCAACCCTATTTATATTAACTCTACCCCTGTTGGTATTTATGTTTTCCGATTGGCTGACTTGCAAATAAACTGGGAGACAAAACGAATGCCAGCAACAACCGACTTCGCAAAAACGCACAAGGTTGACAAGGTGGTAGGATTCTTAAACGTAAACCAAGCAAAACAAATCTATGCCTTTACCAACCCCTAAATCAAAAGAAGACCAGAAGGAGTTTATCAATCGTTGCGTCACAGACGATACAATGATAAAAGAATACCCACGGCAAGACCAGCGATTAGCGGTATGCTACACGCAATGGAAAAATAAATAGTCCTTCGGGGCTATTTTTTTTGTCTCAATGTTGTATGTATTAAAAATTTTATATCTTTGGTGAACAATTAAACACACACACAATGAAAAACAAACTGATTGACCTATTCCAAGACGTGACCGTTTGGCTCGCTTGGTACCTGATTGTAAGCACTGCGTTGCTTGCTATTTTTATTGTTCCATCCTACATTGCACAGGTGCTATGCAAGTGACCTATACCGACCTTATGTACGAGGCCGAGAACCAAGGTCTTGCACCCGAAGACATCGCAGGCGACTACTTCGAGGTATTTGCCGCTTGGGCGGGATTCAAAACCGTACAAGATATGTTTAGCTGGCGTTTAGATGTTGTCGATGCTTACGGCATTGGTGACGTTGACCAGCACCCATATCAACCAGCAATGGTAGAGGGCTTTAACTGGGAGCCGTTGTACGAGCGAGCAATGGAGCAGGACTTTAACTACTTACACTTTTAATTATGACCGAGCTTGAAATGCGTTTATACGAGGAATGTATAAAGAAAATGCCAAGCATTCTTTCGGAACTTAAAAGCAAAAAATACAATGGACGTGTTGCGGTTCCTATTTATGTAGACGGCTGTATTGATACGCTTGTATTTGACGCAGACAAAATGGAGCCGCTTTACCTTGAATACCGTTACGGCCTTGGTGAGGCGGAAGATGGATTTGGCTCGTCCGCTTACTTCGATGATTTTGAACTTCGTAAAATTGAAATTAAAATGACACTGACCGACCTATTTGTAAAGATTGCATCCGAACACGGAGCAAGAATCGACCAAAAAGATATTGACTTCTTAAAGCGACTTGAAGAATCCGACAAGGAAATAAACTTCCAGCGTGGATTTAACGAGGCGTTGCAACTGGCATTAAACGCTAAACAATGAAGATAATTGAACTATTAGACGGAAGCACTTGGGATAAGGCAACCGTCAAGGAGAAGATGATGGACGACTCCTTCTACTATGGATACCTTTCCAGGGCCGCTCTTTCGTCCTCGGCTTGTAAACTCTTGCTCCAATCGCCAAAGACGTACCACTACGTTACCAAGTACGGCCAAGACGAATCGGATGCCTTCTCGGTGGGCCGATTGGTTCACTTGATGGCCTTGGAACCGCACCGAGTCGAGGAGTACGATATTATTGACGTACAGAGCAAGAATACGAATATATGGAAGGAGGCCAAAGCAAGAGGCGGCCAAATAATTACAAAGAAGGAATACAACGAAGCAAGACGCATCGCAGATGCCCTGCTACGCAACGAATCCGTCCTCGGCTATATTCAAGGTTGCCAATTTGAGGTTCCTGCTATTGGAACGATAGAGGGCGTACCTTTTCGAGCAAAAGCCGACATATTAGGAGACAACTTTATTGCAGACCTAAAAACCACTACCGACTTACGTGCGTTTCCTTATTCAGCAAAGAAGTACGGTTACGACTTGCAGGCGTATATCTACACTCGGCTATTTGGAGTTCCGATTGACAAGTTTATATTTATTGCCATCGACAAGGCGAGTTTAGACGTGGGCATTTACACAGTTAGCCCTGCGTTTATTGAAGAAGGCGAGAAGAAGTTGCAAGAGGCGATTTCCATATACAAGGAGTTCTTTATGGGAGTGGACGAGCCAGAGTTAGACAACTACACAATCGTTGGGCAATTATGACCGATATAACTAAATGCACAGGTAGGGGATGCGACCTTCGGGAGACCTGCTACCGCTTCACGGCTACCGCTGGTATGCTACAATCCTACTTTATGACCTCACCAATTAAAAAGGGTGAATGCGAAATGTATTGGGACACCAACGAGAAATGAAAACACCAATCCAAGAGCTAATCGCTTGCTACAAGACGTTAGACGAAATCACGGCTATAATTGAATCGGAGAATAGCGGGTTATCGCCAGAGCAGCGATTGAGCGAGATTGAAACCACAATTAAAAACCTATTTCAAAACGTTTAACACTAACGAGAAATGAGCGATAACAAAAGCAACGGGATAGGATTCGGAGGAGTTCTTACCGTATTATTTGTGGGATTGAAATTGACTGGGTACATTGATTGGTCTTGGTGGTGGGTGACTTCACCGATAACCATTCCTATTGCGCTTGGTCTTGCGATTGTTTTTATTGGGTTAATAATCAAAATGGTTCAAGAATGAAAGCAACAATCGAATATAACTTGCCAGAAGACCAGATAGAGTTCGACTTGGCAACATCCGCTTCTAAAATGCACTCGGCACTTTGGGATTTAGACCAATGGCTGCGTAGTAAAACCAAGTATGCACCAGATGGAACCTCGGAAGGCGAATTGAAGGCATACTATGCCTGCCGTGATCAACTGCGGGAGTTAATGAATGACAACAATATAAACTTATGAGCTGCGCTAATTACACTTATGTAGAAGACGAGGAGGAGAAACGCCTCCGCATTATTATCAGAAACGGAAATTCAGGCGAACACTATGAAGAAGCACACGAAGATTTACTTCAAAGCAATGGGGATAAACCCAGTTGAGTTCGTAAGCTGCGAAGTGTGCGGCCGAAGGGCCGTGGACATTCACCATATCGAGCCAAGGGGTATGGGTGGTAGCAAGACACGAGACGTAATCGAGAACCTAATGGCTCTATGCCGTGAATGCCACCACGAAGCCGACTTTGGTGTTGAGTTATCCAAGGACTTCTTGAAGGCCGTACATTTGAAAAAAATACCTCAATGATTCATATCGTTACCCCTTGCTCACGACCAGAGAACCTCGAACACTTGCGGGAGTCTATTCCTGCTGGTTGCACTTGGACGGTCTTTATGGACTACTCCACCAAAAAGAAAGAAGTACCGAAAGGGGTTAAAGTGGTGCGGTCTAACCTCGGCGGGGCCTTTGGCAACCCGCTTCGCAATATGGCACTTGACTACCTGCAAGCGTCCGCAAGCGATAACGACTACATTTACATATTGGACGACGATAACATAATTCACCCGAACTGGTTTGAGGCCGTCAAGGATAGCACCGAGGACTTTGTAAACTGGGCGCAATGCTTCCGCAATGGAGACCCACGCCTTCACGCTACCGAATCGCCCAGAGTGGGAACAATCGACACCGCCTCCTATATGGCTCGCCTTGGGTTTATCGGCAAAGCAAGATTCGAGTACAGATACGAAGCCGATGGGTTGTTTGCCCAAGAGCTAATGACAAGAAACCCAAAGATTAAGACGCACCAAGAGTATCTTTGTTACTACAACTATTTAAGATGAGGCCAAGCGTACTTTGTATCGGTGACGAAAATTCTGGAGTGGTGTACCACCGCATATACAAGCCCCTAACTCTACTCAAAGAGAAGGGGCTTATTGATTTTCAAATAATCAATTACAAGCAGGAGGTACAGCCCGATAACTGGGAAGGAATTACTCACGTTATATTTTCCAGAGCCGTACCGTTTTCTGGCGAATCGTTCGCCAACTTCTTCGCTATTTGTAAGCAGTCAGGAAAGAAGGTAATTATTGATAACGACGACTGGTGGCACTTGGCGTTAGACCACCCCTCCAAAGTTACCTACGACAAAGCAGGACTTGAACACCGAATACGCAACTCTATGTATTTTGCGGACGAGGTGTGGACAACGCAGAAGTATTTAGCCGATAAAATCAAGAAGCTCAATAAAAACGTAGTTATCATTCCCAACGGCCTAGACCCCGCCGACCCGCAATGGCAAATAACACGGGAGCCGTCCGACGAAATGCGTTTTGGTTACGTTGCGGGCATAAGCCACCTGCCTGACCTTACGCAAAACAATATAGACCTCTCAACAGTTGAATCCTACGTTGCCGATATTGGTGGCTACGTTGAAGCCAGTCGAGCAAGATACAAGCTCCAAACAATGCCGCCGAATGAATACGGAGCAATGTACCAAGCGTTTGACGTTGCGCTGGCTCCACTTATCCCAAGTGAGTTTAATCGCTGCAAATCGAATCTAAAAATGGTTGAGGCTGGATTTGCTGGTTGTGCGTTAATTATTAGTGACGTAGCACCCTATGCCCAACACCTAACCGACAAGAATTGTATTAAGGTTGCCCATAAAGGCGACTGGAACAAAGCGATTAAAGAATTAACAATAGACAAAGCGTTTGATATTGCAATGCAGCTGCACGAGGATATGACAACCAACTTCAATATACACGACTTTAACGACATTCGTTTAGAACGCCTGCTGAAATGAAACACTACCAAGATATAGACGGCTGGTTTAACCACGAGGCAGCATACGACTACCTAATATCCCAAATGCCAGAAGGGGGTACATTCGTAGAGCTTGGTGCTTGGCTCGGCAAGTCCTCGGCCTACCTATGCGACAAAGCAACAGACAAGCAAATAACAATCATTGACACTTGGAAGGGTTCACCAAACGAACTCACCACAACACATAAGCTGGCAACAGAGGTAGACATCTATCAAATGTTCAAGGCCAATATGGGAGAACGCAAATACAAATCCATTAAGGCCACTTCTAAAACTGCTTCCAAGAAGTTTGCAGACGAATCTTTGGACGTTGTGTTTATCGACCTAACGCATACCTACGAAGCCGTAAAGGAGGATATTGCTCTATGGCTACCCAGGGTAAAAAAAGGCGGATATTTAGCAGGAGACGACTACCACCAAAACTGGCAGGGAGTAATTAAAGCAGTGGACGAGTTGCTACCAAGCCGTACCTTGATTGACGACTGCTGGTTGTATTGTAAATAAAATAAAAAGGAATGCAAATAGTACCAATTACCCAAGTGGTTCCCAATACGAGCAACCCACGAATTATTAAAGACGATAAATTCAAAAAGCTCGTAAAGTCAATCAAGGAGTTCCCTGAGATGCTAAACCTGCGTCCTATTGTTGTGGATGCGGATATGGTGGTGCTGGGTGGGAATATGCGATTAAAGGCGTGCCAAGCCGCAGGGCTTACCGAGGTTCCGATTATTGTTGCCGACCAACTAACGCCAGAGCAACAGGCGGAGTTCATAATCAAGGACAACGTTGGCTTCGGTGAATGGGACTGGGATATTCTGGCAAACGAATGGGATGCCGAGTTATTGCAGGACTGGGGTCTCGAATTGCCATTTGACAATACACCCGTACTCGAAGCAGAGGAAGATGATTACGAAGCACCATCCGAAATAAAAACAGACATCGTACTTGGTGACTTAATAGAGATAGGCCAACACCGACTGCTATGCGGGGATTCTACCGATAGCGATGCAGTCGCAAGGCTTATGGACGGGGAGAGGGCGGATATGGTATTTACCGACCCGCCTTATGGAGTTGACGTTGTTGGCAGTGGTGGGACAATAGGCGGTAACACTAAAAATGCAAAAGCAGGAAACTACTCAAAAGTTATTGGTGACGATAAGCCTTATGACCCAAGTCATATATTTTTGTTTGACTGCTTTATATTTATATGGGGAGCTAATTACTTTTTGGATAAACTTCCATCAAGAGGACAGTGGGTTGTTTGGGACAAGAACAGACCTGAAGGAACTACGTTTAGCGATTGTGAGTTGGCTTGGACTAATGGAGATGGGATAGCGATTAAAAAATACAAATGCACTTGGGATGGCTTTCATCGAGAGGGAGAAAGTGAAAAGAGAGTTCACCCCACACAGAAGCCAATAAAATTATGCAGCGATATATTAAACAACTTATCTAAGTTGAATCAAATTATTGTTGACCTATTTCTCGGCAGCGGCTCTACGATGGTAGCAGCACACCAACTGAACCGCAAGTGCTATGGTATGGAACTTGACCCGAAGTATTGCCAGGTTATTATTGACCGAATGCACAAGCTCGACCCCTCACTTGAAATTAAAATAAACGGAAAGCCTTATGACAAGTAGTGACATCCATAAAAAGGCAATGCTCGATGCGTTGGAGAAATCTTTAGGGGTTGTGACCTCCGCTTGCAAGAGCGTTGACATCGCAAGGGAAACCCACTACCGTTGGATGCGTGAAGACCCAGAATACAAAGCAGCAGTCGATTCAATCGCAGACGTGGCTATTGACTTTGCAGAAAGCCAGTTGCATAAACAAATCAAAGAGGGTAACTCCACCGCAACCATTTTCTTTCTTAAGACCAAGGGCAAGAAGCGTGGTTACATTGAGCGTCAGGAAATTGATGCCGTAGGCGGTAAGTTATTCCAAATAGAGGTGCTTGGAGAAGATACGAACGAATAAGGTATTTAACCACCTGCAACGCAGCGACAAGAAGATTGTTGTTGAGCAAGGCGGTACACGGAGTGGGAAAACTTACAATATCCTACTCTGGATTATTTTTGAATATACCTATCGAAATACAGGCAAGACCATCACCATTTGCCGTAAGTCGTTTCCTTCGCTTCGGGCTTCGGTTATGCGTGACTTTCTCGACATCCTACGTGCCTACGAATTGTACAACGAGGAATACCATAACAAGTCCAGCAACGAATACCACCTAAACGGAAACCTTGTTGAGTTTATTTCACTTGACCAGCCCCAGAAGATACGTGGCCGCAAACGGAACCTTCTTTACATCAATGAGGGTAACGAGTTGTTTTACGAGGACTGGCAGCAGTTGGTATTCCGTACCGATGGGCGTATTATTATTGACTACAACCCCTCCGACTCGTTTCACTGGATTTACGACCGAGTTATACCCCGTGAGGACTGCGACTTTTACCAAACAACGTACAGGGACAACCCGTTTCTCGACAAGTCGATTGTTGACGAAATCGAACGCCTACGAGACACAGACGAGGACTACTGGCGCATCTATGGCTTGGGTGAGCGTGGAATGTCAAGAGCGACCATCTTTCAGTTCGGGCAGGCCGAAATACCAACAGAAGCAAAACTTATCAGTTATGGACTTGACTTCGGTTACACCAACGACCCAACCGCACTCGTGGCCGTTTACCAGTTGGAAAACAACTTATACCTTGACGAACTCATTTACCGAACTGGACTCACAAACCGAGACATTCACGCCCATTTTCAGTCATTCAGTTTAGACCGAAGGGACGAGGTCTTTGCCGATAGCGCAGAGCCAAAGTCTATTGACGAGCTGCACCGCTTCGGGTGGAACGTAAAACCAACTGTAAAGGGAGCCGACTCGGTAAACGCAGGAATTGATATTCTAAAACGGCATAAGCTATTCGTAACGCCACGGAGCAGCAACCTAATCAAAGAACTCCAGAATTACAAGTGGGTTGAAGACAAGAACGGAAACCTGCTTAATAAGCCGATAGACGCATTCAACCACGGAATCGACGCTGCACGTTATGCGGTAGCAAATAAGCTCTCTAAACCAAACTACGGTCGCTATAACGTCCGTTGAGTTATTTACCTATGGAACTGAAATTAGTAGTACCTACGTCACTTGACGAAATTACGTTGGAGCAATACCAACGCTTTGCCCGTATTGAAGGGGACGAAGAGTTCCGCCAAAAGAAGATGCTTGAAATCTTTTGCCAAGTTCCTTTTTCCGACTTGCCAAAGGTTCGCCTTGTGGACGCTAACAACGTCCTAACCGTATTGAGCAAGACCCTAAACCAAAAGCCAGACCTTACCAAGTTCTTCGAGTTGAAAGGAACGAAGTACGGATTCATTCCTGCCCTTAACGATATTTCGCTTGGTGAGTTTGTTGACCTTGACAACTATATGAAGGACTGGGCTACGATGCACCGAGCTATGGCGGTATTGTACCGACCCGTCACCAAGGAGAAAGGCGAACGCTACGACATCGAGGACTACACGCCAGACGAAGGCAGGGAGGAACTGTTTAAGCAGATGCCCGTATCGGTTGCCTTGGGTGCGATGGTTTTTTTTTATCGTTTAGGGAACGTATTAGCGCAACATACACTAAACTCTTTGGCGAAGGAAGCGAAGACATCTACACAAGAGAAGCACAGTTTGGACAGCGATGGGGATGGTATTCCAGCATCTATGCTTTGGCTAACGGAGACGTCACAAAGTTTGAAGCAGTCACTCGACTACCTATTCATCAATGCTTGACCTACCTAACCTTTGAGAAGGAGAAGAACGAAATCGAAATGCAAAAATTAAAGTTATGAGAAGTTTCTACCAAGCCACCGAGAAAATAAACGACTACCTGACCAGTCACCCGCTGGTAAAGGTGGTTACGTTTGGCGATATATTCGACGTTGACCTAAACAAGCAGACCATCTTTCCGCTGGCACATATTATGGTGAACCAAGCCACGTTCTCCGACCACGTAATTCGTTTTAATGTATCGGTTCTTGCTATGGACATCGTGGACGAAACGAAGCAAGATTTGAGAAACCAAAACGAGCCATTCTTCGGGGTAGATAACCAGCAGGATATTTTGAACACGACCCTTGCAATCTTGAACGGACTTCAGTCGCAGTTACGCAGGGGCACGCTGTACACGGACAAATACGAAATCGAAGGAGACGTAAGTTGCGAGCCATTCACGGAAAGGTTTGAGAACTTGCTAACGGGTTGGAACCTGACCTTCGACTTGATTGTACCAAACACCGAAATTAGTATTTGCTAATGGCAAGGCAGGAGTTGGTCGAGGCGGTTCTTAATAAATTCGCAAAGCGTGTAATTCAACAGGCGAGGCAAAATCTTACCAAGAAGAAAAAGAACGCATCCAAGGAACTTTACAACTCGTTGGACTACGACCTATCCGTAGGCCCTAATTCGTTCTCCCTGACCTTTGAAATGGAGGACTACGGGGAGTTTCAAGACAAGGGCGTAAGCGGTGTCAAGCGTAAGTACAACACGCCGTACAAATACACCAACAAGATGCCACCACCCAAGGCATTCGCTCAATGGGTAGTCCGAAAGGGGCTTCAAGGCATCCGAGACAAGCAGGGGCGTTTTATCCCACGGAAGTCGCTGCAATACTTGATAGCAAGAAGCGTGTACAACAACGGTATAAAGCCGAGTTACTTTTTTAGCAACCCCTTCAAGGTGAACTTTAATAAACTACCAAAGGAATTAATCGAAGCGTTTGGCCTTGGCCCAGACGACTTCCAAGCATTTACACGTAAATAATGGGACTTCCAATAGCCACCTTCCCCGCCTCGTTACAATTAACAAGGTCGCCTATCTTCATAACGCTAACCAAGGGGAGTGCCGTTAACGACGGCCTCGTTGACGCTACGCTTGTTCTGCGTGTGTTTACTGGCAGCAGCGCATCAAGCCCAACAGCTGACTACACCCTATTCAAGACGAGCATCGACGATGCGCCTATTACGTTTGAAATTAGCGACCTTATCCGTGAGGAAATTGCTTCGGTATTGAAGAACGGAGCAATTAGCGACTGGGAAACAGCAACAACCGAAGTAGTTTGGTGCAAGTTTACTCTTTCGTCTAACTACGTGAATGCAGGCACGCCTGCGTCTGGTGTAATCCAAAGCAACCAGTCCTTCTTATGCTCCGATGGGTGGCTACCATTTACGCAGCAGTCGGGTGGTATTGTTGCTGGCGCTGGTCTATTGACCAACCGCACGATGCAAGTTTACAGCGGCTATGAGCAGTCGCTTCCCGCTTTGTACGACACCAACACCGACCTTAATGGAGTTCTGTACAATGTAAACGGAACGGACTATTTTTACGTGCTATCTGACGAGCTGGGCTTTGCAAACACAAGCACGGAATCCACGCAAAAGGTAATCTACATTCCCGCAGGCCCCGCAAGCATAGATTCGTTTTTGGGGGTTGTACCAACCGAGGACTACACTATTTCGCTTATTAGCGATAGCGCAGCAGTCAACTACAAAGCACGGGTCGAAGCCGATGGGGGAACGTGCGAAGGATTCGCCTGCCTACGTGCGGCACTTGCCGAATTGGGTTACGAGGAAAATGCTACCGACTACAATTACGAGTTGGTTTGCGAGCCGAAGTACACGCCAGTACGTCTTACGTTTATTAACCGCTTTGGCGTTAGCGACTTTGTTACTTTCTTTAAGGTCTCAACAAGAAGCGGAGCCGTAACACGTGAAAGCTATATGCCGCAGTTGAACCAGCCATTCAACGTTTCGCAACAAGTTCAGTATCGTAACTTTGACGTAAACAGCCGTGAAACGATTGTGCTAAATACGGGCTGGGTGGACGAGAACTACGACGACGTTATCCGTGAAATCCTTATGAGTGAAAAATGCTCCATCAATTACGAAGGAGTAGAGTTTACCGTTAACCCGCAAGATACTGGAATACAATACCTTAAAGAGGTTAACGACCGAAACATTAATTACACCTTGACGTTTGATATTGCTTGGGATATTAGAAACAATGCACGATGAGGAACAAGGTTACAATTTTTGTAGGCGAGCAAGAGCTTGACGTATTCCAAGACGAGGATATTACGATTAACCTATCGGTTCAAAACATACAAGACATAAGCAAGGTCTTTACTGACTTTACGCAGGGGTTTAGCGTTCCCGCTTCGCCACGTAACAACGCCATCTTTGAGCATTACTACCGCACGGATATTGTGGGTGGTGCTGACTACCGATTAAGAGCCGATGGACGCATTGAAATCAACGGGTTGGTATTTCGGTATGGCTCTATTGAATTGGAGGGCGTACAAATGCGTAAGAACGCTCCTTACGCTTATGATATTACGTTTTATGGATTGCTGGTTAACCTAACCGACATTTTCGGGGAGGACTACTTGTACGACCTTGAAGGGTTGTCGGATTACAACCACGACTACGACCAGCGACAGGTTTACAATGGACTTGTAGGCACGTTGCTTGACCCAGTGCGTTATCCGCTTATTTCAGCGAAGGACGTTTGGTTTTACGATTCAAACAATGGAAACCACGACCCGAATAACATTCACTTTCACAACGAAAACGAAACGCACGGCATTCAGTATTATGACCTAAAGCCAGCGATAACCATTGAGGCAATTATTGAGGCCATTGAAACAAAATACGGCATTACAATAAACCTTACCGGCGTTGAGAACTTTGAAAACCTGTATATGTGGTGTCACCGCCACGCTGGGTATATGTACAAGGATATTCCAACCGCAATGCGGTGGACGCAGGTTATAGCTCCCTCCCCGTACTCCGTAATTACTACCGACTGGTGGAATTATTCTACAAGCACGTTTACACCGCAGGGAATTACTGGCTCTGGGAATGTTTACGATATGCTTATTTCGATAGACGTTGGTGCTTATGCAAACGAATATACGATTGGTGTTTTTATTGACGGAGTCCTTTATGCACAGCAGGCACAAACCGGCTCTGCTGTTTTTGTTTTTTCGGAAATTCCAGTAACCAACAATTCAAATGTTTATTTTGCGTTTAAACAATCCACCAACGAAACCAGTAGTTGTACAGTTGACGAAGTAGCGATAGAATTATCCTTTTCGCCCAACACGCAATACGTTTCAGCATACAATTCCGGCGCACAAGCGGCTATTGGCGTTGTCGATATTCCTTCTTTGATGCCAGAGCAAAAGGTTACTGACTTTTTGGCTTCGCTTTGCAAAATGTTCAACTTGGTAATTATTCCAACGAGCGACACGGAGTTTGACCTTTTGCCTCTTGACGAATGGTATGGTGATGGCACGGACGTTGACCTATCGCAATACTTTGACATAACAGAAAGC